CGCCGAAATGCGCGGGGTGATCGAGCGGACGAAGAACCTCACGACCATCAGCGGCCTCAATAACCAAACGCAGATCGCGACCGGCGAGATCCTCTCGAAGCTCGGGAAGGAAGCGACCGACACCGACGCGAAGCTGATCGGCCTGGCCCTCACGCTCGACCATATGGCCGCGATCGAGCGCGGCCTGCCGCTGACGGAGCTCGGCGCCCTGCCGACCGGATTTAAAGAAGATTTCCAGGGCAAGCTCACGGACGCCGAGCGCGCCGCCAAACGGGTCGACGCCGCGTTCAAGGGCATGACCGACACGCTGCGCAGCCTCGGCGAGGCGGCCGGGGGCACGTTCGGCATCATCCTCTCGGGGCTCGGGTCCGAGATCGATCTGCTTCACAAGGCGATCGAGGCCGCCGGCGTCCTCAAAACCAAGGGCGCCGCCGCCACGCAGGACGACATCGACCTGGCGAAGCTCACGAAGAACTCGGCGATCTACACCGGCCTCGCCATCGGCTTCGGCGCGGCCGCGTCAGCGATCCCCACCGGCGGCCGCGCCAGCCGCGGGCAGATCATCGCGCACGACGCGTTCTATGGCGCCTCCGCGGGCGCGACGGCCGGCGCCGCGATCGGCGCGCACAGCGGCAACCCCTGGCTCGTGGTGGGCGGCGCGGCCGCCGGCGCCGTCGTCGGCCTGGTCCGCAGCGGGCAGGAGTGGCGCCAGATCTCCCACGACATCGCGCGCGACTTTCAAAACCTCCAGGTCAGCGATGACTTCGCGCATTTGATCGCCGACCTCGAGGACACGACCGGCCTCCGCAGCGCGCAGGTCCTCACGACGCAGCTCGACAAATTGATCGAACAGGCCGGCGGCCTCCGCGCGGACAACGTCGATCTGTTCTTCCGCGCCCTGCACGACGGCTTCTCGATGGTGCAACGCAACGAGCTGTCGACAATCCAGATGACGCAGGTCCTCGACAAGAACTTCGGCACCTTCGTCGAGCAGGGCACGAACCGGCTCGGGCTGCTGAGCGAGGCGCTGCTCGAGATCATCCAACTCGACGCCCGCTTCAACACGCAGTCGGGCGCGATCTTCGATTACAAGGCCGCGCAAATCACGGACGTCGTCCTCCCGAACCTGACCGACCTGCTGACGCCGGCCAAAAAGGGCGGCACCGGATTTGTGGCCGACAGCAAAGCGTCGGCCGACGCGCTCGCCGGATCGCTCGGCGCGGCGTTCGTCGAAATGATGCGCGAGGGCGTGCCGCTCCTGACGATCTTCCAAAAGCTGACGCCGCTCGTGACGACGCTCGAGAAGCAACTCAAAACGCTCGGGCTGACCGGCGGCGCCGCCTTCGGGCAGATCGCCGCGCTCTCCGACCTCGCGAAAGATAGAATCGCGGGCCCGCTGCTGACCGCGGCGCAGAACTTCCAGGGCGTCCTCGTCGGCCTCGAGAACACGCACGCGCTGACCCAGGATCTGTTTGGGTCGATCAGCCTCTCCGTCACGGAAATTTTCGACAAGCTGGTCGGGAAGGGGAAAGACGCCGGCCAGGTCATGCTGTTGATGCGGCCCGCGCTGCAAACGATCTTCGAGCTCCAGGAGCGGGGCTTTAAGGTCGACGAAAAAACGCAGGCGCTGCTCGACCGCGCCGAAAAGCAGGGCGTGATCGGCGACCAGTTCAAGAGCGTCGGCGAGCGGACGATCGATCGGATCGAAGAGAGCAACAAGTACCTGGCCGCGATCGCCGGCGCGTTCGGCTACCAGCTGCCGCCGCAAGTCCCGAAACCCGGCCGCGGCGATCCGTCGCCGACGCGGCCCGGCGGCCCGGGCGACGTGCAACAACCGGGCGGGCCGCTCGACCGGCTTGACGGCGGCTGGACCGGCGGCATGATTACCGCCTTCGGGATCCAGCACTTCAAAAAGGGCGGCCGCGTGCTGCCCTTCGCCCACAGCAGCGACACTGTCCACATCATGGCGACCCCGGGCGAAATGTTGATCACCGAAGCGCAGCAGCGATCGATCGGCGACGCCATGCTGGCCGCGCGCGCGACCGGCGGCGAGACCCACGTCCATCTCCACGTCGGCACCAAAGAAGTGGCGCACGTCGTCCTCGACGAAATCCAGGCGGGCGGCGCCGTGCGATCGAAGTTCAACGCCGCGGTGCGGAAGGCAAGCTGATGGCCGACGTCCCGGCAATCTACGCGCGCGGCACCGACGAGATCGGGCACCTGGCCACCGTCACGCTGAGCGGCGCGACGGCGAACAGCCGGTACCCGGTCACCAACGTGCAGCTCCGGAAACCGTCTACCGTGTTTCTGACGAGCACGACGGGCACCGTCGTCGATGTGCTGTACGACCACGGCGCGGCCGTCGACGCGCAGCTGTTCTCGCTCTCGCATCACAACATCCCGGCCGGTACCAACGTCCGCATTCAACGCAACGCGACGAACGCCTGGGCCACGCCGACGATGGACGGCGCCGTCGTGATCGCTACCTATCCGCAAGCCGGCCTTCCGTACCCGGTCGGCGTCGACCTGACGGCTGTCGTCGGGTACAACGGCGCGACCGGCCTGCGGTGGACGCGGCTGCACATCCCGATTCTTTCGCAGAAGGTCGGCCTCGGCGCCGCGAGCCTCTGGGCCGCGAAACGCACGGACCTGACCAACGTCCGGTATCCCGTCAAGGACCAGGAGCGGCAGCCCGAGAGCCGCTGGCCGACCGCGTACGGCGCGCAGATTCGGTACCCGCTCGGGATTCGCCTGCGCGCGCAACCGTTCGTCTTCCGGCACCGCGACGCCGGCTATGACGCGTTCCTCACGTTGTTTCGCGCGGGCGGCCCCTTCCTCTGGTGGCGCGACCCGACCGGCAGCGACGCGCGGCTCTGCCTCTTCGACAGCGACACGATGAACTTCGAGCTGCCCGTCAACACCGTGCACGACGTCTCGGACATCATGCGGGAGCTCGGCGCCGGCCTGGCGATCCCGACCACGTAAATGGCCTGCGCCCCCTGCGTGAAACGACGCGCCGACCGCCAGGCGCAATGGCGGGCCGCTCAAACGCGGCCGCCGCCGGCCCCGCCGACGGCGATCCCCGACGAAGCGCTCTGGCGACTCACGCAGGCGATCCGCACCTGGCGCGAAGGGCTCGCCCTGTGGACCGTCGCCGTCGACGCCGACCCGCACCCCGCGGCCCGCGCCAGCGCGCGCCGCCAGATTCACGCATGGACAACGGAGCTCGCCGCCGCCGAGCGCCGCGTGGTGCTCGGATGACGATCCCCATTGGCTCGCTGATGTTCTCGGTCTTCAACCCGGACTGCTACAGCCAGTTCGTCAGCCCCGCCGGCGTCGTCCTCACGCCGCCGGCCAGCAACCCGACGCATTGCCCGTACAGCGGGCCCGAAGAGGGCCTGCTGGCGCTCGACGACGGCACGATCGGCATCACCAACTTTCAGAACTATCGCGAGGGGACCTTCGATGACCAGCTGACCCCGCTCGGCACCAACGCCGCGGCCGACCTCTACAGCATCGCGTCGAACTACACGGACGCGTTCTATGGCGTCAGCAACATCGGCACGTTCGGCGTGACGCCGATCAAAGTGCAGAAGTTCGATCGCGCGTGCGTCTTCGGCACCAGCTGGAGTCTCGGCATCACGCGCGACGCGAACAGGTACGCGCTCGGCGTCGCCCCCGATGAATCGGTGGCCTATTTCGCCGGCATGTCGTCGCACACCGTCACGCGCCGGGACCTGGTCGGCGCCTCGTCCTCGAGCTTCGCGACCGAGGCCGGGCGCACCATCGGCCGCGCCGGATCGATTGTCGTCCTCCGCAACGGGGAAGTGCTGATCGCCTGGCGATCCGGATCGCCGGTCATCAAGCACTACTCGGCCGCGGGCGCGCTGCTGCACACCTACACGCCGCCCGGCAACCCGGAGCACATCACGCCGGGGCTCGACGATACGAGCTTCTGGGTCTCGTACTGGACGAGCGTCGTCGAATTTCAGCGCATCCGCATCAGCGACGGGGCGGTGCTCGATACGTTCGCTGGCGGCGACGGCAGCACCGGCTACCAATGGGACGCGCCCTTCGGGGTCGTGCGCGTGGAGATGGAACCCGCGCCAGGCACCGTCGGCGTCGCGCCGTGCGGCCAGTGCTGCGACGATAAAGAGATTCTCCTGACGTACGGCTTCGATGAC